GTGGTGCTCCGGGTCAATGGTCTGCACGTAAAGCTCAGATGATGGCTAAAGCCTATAAGAAAGCAGGAGGAGGATACAGAAACTAATGCCACACTATACTAAACCATTAAAAAAAGTAATTAAAGGATTGAAGAAGGCTTCTAAACTTCATGCAAGTCAGGCTAAGACTTTAACTAAAATTAAAAAAGACCAAAAGAAAAGATATAAGAGTTCTCATGTCAAAAAGAAAAAAACGTGACCCAAAAGTGGGTACCGGGAAGAAACCGAAAGGTTCGGGGAGACGCTTATACACGGATGAAAACCCTAAAGACACAGTTAGCATCAAGTTTGCCACCCCAACTGATGCAAGAAACACAGTTGCAAAAGTTAAAAAAATCAATAAGCCTTATGCGAGAAAGATACAGATACTTACTGTCGGTGAGCAGAGGGCAAAAGTAATGGGTAAGACTGAAGTTGTTGCCATATTTAAAAAAGCAAAAGAAAGTTTAAAGAGAGCACATGAACGAAAAAAGAAAAAGGTGTAAGACTTGCGAATGTTACGACTGCGATTGCGAAGAGTGCTCATGCGATTGTCATCACAATGATAGAGTTCTTACTGATATTCATGATAGACAAACAAATAGTCAATCAGACACAAAGATTTAAAAGCATTGATAGATGCTTATATTTTGCAGAAAGACTGCATGACCAACCAGCTATACCAACAGAGGATGGGAGTAAAAGCATAACTGCATATTGTAAACCTGTAAGGAAATAAAATGTTAGCAGAACTAGCAGCAGCAAATGCTGCCTTCGGTGTAATTAAAAGTTTTATAAGCAACGGAAAAGAACTTGCTAGTTGTGGTAAACAAATTTCAGATTTTGTTTTTGCAAAAGAACAAATAGAAAAGAAAGCTAAGAAACAAAGAGCTAAAGGTGTACGCACAAATGATTTAGAAGAGTTCATGGCTTTAGAAAAAATAAAGCAACAAGAAGAAGAACTCAAACAGATTATGATATATGCAGGTAGACCGGGATTATGGCAAGATTGGCAAAGGTTTCAGGCAGAGGCTAGAAAGTCAAGAAGATATGCAGAAAAAATGGCTCAGAAAAGAAAAGAAGAACTTCTTGAGATTATGGGTTACAGTATAGGATTTATAGTCTTGTTAGCATTAGGTGGACTAATACTATACTTTGTAGGTAAATGGACAGGTAAGTTATAATGGCATTAAAAAAATCACAGAGGTCGCTAGTTGCGTGGACAAAACAAAAATGGAGAACCAAGTCAGGTAAACCTAGTACACAAGGGTCAAAGGCTACTGGTGAACGTTATCTACCTGAAAAAGCGATTAAGGCTCTTTCTTCCAGTGAATACGCAGCCTCTTCGGCTGCTAAACGAAAAGCGAAGAGAGCAGGTAAACAGGTATCTAAGCAGCCCAAAAAGATTGCAAAGAAAACATCAAGATTTCGTAAATTCTCTTAAAGTAATAGAAAAATTAAAAGCAGAAAGATTAAAGGAAAAAATAGAAAATGATACAAGCACTAATAGGACCAATCGCAAATCTCGCAGGAACATGGTTTCAAAACAAGTTAGAAAAAACAAAAGCAGAAGGTAAGGCAAAAGTAGCAGAAGCAAAAGCTAGAGCAACTGTAGCAGAGAAAGTGGCTTCAGGTAAAATAGAATGGGAAGGCAAAATGGCTGACGCTACAAATGATAGCTGGAAAGACGAATTTGCTTTAGTTGTGTTACTTGCACCTGCAATACTAGTCTTCATTCCGGGAATGAGAGAATATGTGCAAAGAGGATTTGAAGTGTTAGCAACGTTACCTGATTGGTATCAATATCTATTATACATAGCTATATCTGCATCATTTGGTATTAAGGGTGTAGGTCAAGCAGCAAAGATGTTGAAAAAGAAATGAGGATAAAAACCTTGACATTTTTACATATATCAGGTATAATTAATAAAATAGGAAACTATTTTTATCGTAAACACGTTGAGGCTTTACACGCAGAACAACGTAAGCGAGGACTTAGAAGATGAATATAGATATATTAAGAGAAGAAATAGAGGCTGACGAGGGATGTAAATATGAAACGTACCATTGCAGTGAAGGTCATTTGACTGGAGGAATCGGACATTTGATAACTGAGTGGGATGAAGAAATATATGCAGGACCTATTGGCACACCTATATCTGAAGAACAGGTAAAAGAGTGGTTTAAAAAAGATGTGCAAACTGCTATAAATGATTGTCAAAACATATTTAATGATTTTGATTCTTTACCTGAAGACATACAACACGTATTAATAAATATGGCATTTCAACTTGGAGGTCCTCGTTTACGTAAGTTTAAACTCATGATTGCTGCCGTGGAGGTAGAAGACTATCGTGAAATGGCACTTCAGATGGAAGACAGCAGGTGGTTTAAACAAACTACGAATAGAGCACAACGTTTAATTGATAGAGTTGTAAAACAGGGTATACCTATATGACAACAAAGAAAAGAGAACTTACAGAAAGACAACAAAAATTTTTAGATGTTTTATTTGATGAAGCAAATGGTGACGTTGTTAAAGCTAAACTTTTAGCAGGATATTCAGAGCATTCTGCTACTTCTTCTATTCTTGCTACAATGAAGGATGAAGTATTAGAAGCAACTCAAATGTATATGAGTCGTAATGCTCCGAAGGCAGCAGTAGCTATGGTAAGTGGAGTTGATGAACCTACACAACTCGGTATAAGAGATAGACTATCTGCTGCTAAAGAATTATTAGATAGAGTAGGTTTGACTAAAACTGAAAAAGTACATGTAGAAGCAACAGGTGGTGTTATGTTGTTACCACCAAAGAAAAAGTAATGGATAGAAGTTTAGGTAAGTGGAAGTTACCACAACCAACAGATTTAAAAGATGAAGAACAAAAAGAATGGATGCAAATACCACGTATAGCTAGAACTATACCTTTTGGTTACAAGCTAAATGAAGATGATACAGATTTACTTGACCCTATACCTTATGAATTAGAAGCCATAGAATTAGCTAGAAAATATGTAAAACAGTATTCTTATCGTGAGGTTGCTAATTGGCTTACAACAAAAACAGGAAGAGATATATCTCACGTGGGATTAAGAAAAAGATTAATGCATGAGCAACAACGTAAGAACAAAGCTAGAACTCTTAGAAAATGGTCCGAGTATGCGAAGAAAGCAATCCAAAAAGCAGAAGAGATTGAAGAAGGCAGAACAGGAGCAAAAGCCTGAGGTAAAAATTATAGATGATATTGAAGATGTTCCTCTAGAAGAACACAATATTATTTTTAAACCAAACGAAGGACCTCAAACAGAGTTTCTTGCAGCACCTGAAAGAGAAGTATTATATGGTGGCTCTGCAGGTGGTGGTAAAAGTTATGCCATGTTAGCAGACCCATTACGATATATGGGACATCCATCTTTTAGTGGTTTGTTACTTAGACATACAACAGAAGAATTAAGAGAACTTATATTTAAGTCAAAAGAATTATATCCTCAAATATGGAAGGGTATTAAGTGGTCAGAAAGAAAGATGCAATGGGAAGCACCATCAGGTGCTAGACTATGGATGTCTTACTTAGATAGAGATGATGACGTATTAAGATATCAAGGTTTAGCCTTTAGTTGGATAGGTTTTGATGAGTTGACACAATGGGCAACACCATACGCATGGAACTACATGAGGTCAAGACTTCGTTCTACTGCTCCTGATTTACCTGTATATATGAGAGCAACAACGAATCCGGGAGGTCCGGGTCATCAGTGGGTTAAAAAAATGTTTATTGACCCTGCACCTTATGGAAAGACTTTTGATGCCACAAACATTGAGACAGGAAAAACTTTACAGTATCCTAGCAATCATTCAAAAGCAGGTCAACCATTATTTCAAAGAAGATTCATACCTGCTAGATTATCTGATAACCCATATTTATCAAGTCAAGGAGACTACGAAGCAATGCTTCTTTCCTTACCTGAACACCAACGTAAGCAGTTGCTTGAGGGTGATTGGGATATTAAAGAAGGTGCTGCTTTTACTGAGTTTAACAGGGATATTCATGTTGTTGAACCTTTTGACGTTCCAAGAAATTGGGTTAAGTTTCGTGCATGTGATTATGGTTATGGTTCTTATAGTGCTGTGTTGTGGTTTGCTGTTTCTCCAGATGAGCAACTTATTCTTTATAGAGAACTGTATGTTTCTAAAGTCCTTGCCACAGATTTGGCAGAAATGGTATTAGAAACAGAACAAGAAGATGGTAATATAAAGTATGGAGTTCTTGATAGTTCACTTTGGCATAAACGTGGAGATACAGGACCTTCATTAGCAGAACAAATGATTTCAAGAGGGTGTCGTTGGAGACCTTCTGATAGAAGCAAGGGTAGTCGTGTAGCAGGTAAAAATGAACTGCATAGAAGATTACAGGTTGACGATTTTACAGAAAAACCTAGGCTTGTGTTTTTTAGCACATGCACTAACACAATATCTCAGATACCTGCAATACCTCTAGATAAAAGAAACCCTGAAGATGTGGATACTAAAGCAGAAGACCACATATATGATGCATTAAGATATGGTATTATGTCAAGACCACGATTTAGTATATTTGACTATGACCCTGTTGGTAGACCCTCACAAGGTATGCCAATAGCAGATGCAACTTTTGGATATTAATATGGCAGAAGAAAATAACGAAATAATGATTGAAGATGATGCAATAGCATTAGAAGATACTGATGAATCTGAAATAGCCGATGCAGGAGTAAATAGTATCATACCTTTTGTACAAGAAAGATATGATAGAGCAGAGGACTATAGAAGAAATGATGAAGAACGTTGGTTACGTTCTTATACAAATTACAGGGGGATATACGGAAGTGATGTTCAATTTACTGAAGCAGAAAAGTCAAGAGTATTTATCAAAGTTACGAAAACTAAAACTCTCGCAGCTTACGGACAAATTGTTGACGTACTATTTGCAGGTAACAAATTTCCTATTAGCGTTGAGCCAACAGTTTTACCAGAAGGTGTGGCGAAAGATGTCAGTTTTGACCCGAAAGAGCCTGAGGAATTGCGTGGTAGGGGTGAAGAAACTTCTCCGTATGGTTTTGAAGGTGATGGACAAGATTTTCCAAAAGGTGCTACCGAAAAAAGTTTACTTGAAAGTCTCGGACCTTTACAAGAAAAATTAGAAGGTATTGATAATTTAAAAGAAGGTGTAGGTAAAACCCCCACTGCAATAACATTTAGTCCTGCTATGGTTGCTGCAAAAAATATGGAACAAAAAATTATTGACCAATTACAAGAGTCAGGTGCTACTAAACAATTAAGAAGCACTGCATTTGAAATGGCTTTGTTTGGGACAGGGGTCATGAAAGGACCTTTTGCTATAGATAAAGAATATCCTAATTGGGATGATGAGGGTAATTACAATCCTATGTTTAAAACAGTTCCTTCTACATCTCATGTATCAGTTTGGAACTTTTATCCTGACCCTGACGCTAATAACATGGATGAAGCACAGTATGTTGTTGAAAGACATAAGATGTCTAGGTCTCAGTTGCGTTCTTTAAAAAAGAGACCTTACTTTAGGGACACTGTAATAGACCAAGTTATTGAGTCAGGAGAATCGTATGTAAAAAAGTATTGGGAAGATGATTTATCTGACTATGCACCTGACCACGGAGTCTATCGTTTTGAGGTATTAGAATATTGGGGTATGTGCGATACACAATTACTCAAAGACAATGAAGTAGAAATACCAAAAGAATTAGAAGACTTTGATGAACTACAAGCAAACATTTGGATTTGTGATGGTAAATTATTAAGAATGGTTCTCAATCCATTTAAACCTGCAAAGATACCTTACATGGCAGTGCCCTACGAATTAAATCCATATTCATTTTTTGGTGTAGGTATAGCAGAAAACATGGATGATACACAAACTCTTATGAATGGTTTTATGAGAATGGCAGTAGATAATGCAGTATTATCAGGAAACTTGTTAATAGAAGTAGATGAAACTAACTTAGTTCCGGGACAAGATTTATCTGTGTATCCGGGAAAGGTGTTTAGAAGACAAGGTGGAGCACCGGGTCAAGCTATTTTTGGTACTAAGTTTCCAAATGTATCAAATGAAAACATGCAACTGTTTGATAAAGCAAGGCAGTTAGCAGACGAAAGCACAGGATTACCTTCCTTTGCACATGGACAAACAGGAGTTACAGGTATAGGTAGAACTGCTTCAGGTATATCTATGCTAATGAACGCAGCAGCAGGAAGTATTAAAACTGTAATTAAAAATGTAGATGATTATTTACTAAGACCTTTAGCAGAGGGTTTCTTTAGATTTAATATGCAGTTTGATTTTAGTCCTGAAATAAAAGGTGACTTAGAAGTTAAGGCACGTGGAACAGAGAGTCTTATGGCTAATGAAGTACGTAGTCAAAGACTTATGCAGTTCTTACAAGTTTCTTCTAATCCTGCACTTGCACCTTTTGCAAAGTTTCAATATATTATACGTGAGATAGCAAAGTCTATGGACTTAGACCCTGATAAAGTTACCAACAATATGGATGAGGCAGCAATTCAAGCAGAGCTTATGAAAGAGTTTCAAGCTCCTATGCCTGAAGGACAACCTCAACAACCACCTGCAGGTGCAGACCCAAGTGACCCCACAGGAGCAGGAGGAGCAACTATAGGAACAGGACAAGCACCTATTCCGGGAGAACAAGGATTTACAGGAACACCTCAAGATGGACAAGCAAATACTCAGCAAACTCAAGCCAATGGTGAGCAACAACCACCAATGGGAAGCATTCAGTAATTATGTAGATGCTCTAGTAGAGCAACATCATAAAGTATTAGAACAAGCCGACAATGATATTATTATGTATCGTTCTCAAGGTGCAGTGGCATCTTTGAAAAAATTAAAATTACTAAGGGATGAAGTTTTAAAAAATGCTCAATAACGAAGTTAATGATATAAATGACACTAGCACTAAAATGCCTAGTGGTTTTGAGAAAATGCAAAGAAAGCTACGAGAGGTAGACAAGACAGGTGAACCTTTATTTAAAGATAAACCTGATGCAGATGAAAAACTTAAGAAGTCTCTTATTGGCACTTTCATAACAGGATTAGCAGCTCTTCCATCTGATGCAGTATCTTTTGCAAATTTTATAAATGAAGAGGTAGCTAAAAACTCTACAGGTGGAGCTTTAACTGCTAAAACCATAGCTCCTATTTTAAAAAAAATAGAACAGTATGTAGGTAGAAATGCTTTTGACAAAGCTATGACTAAGCTAGGTGTGCCATCAGATGCCTCTGACCCGTATCAAATAGCAGGTGAAGTTTTATCACCCACTGGTCCTCTTCTAGGAGGTGCTAAACTTCTTAAAAAAGGTGCTAATAAAGTAAAAGATTTTTTTGACAATATAACTCCGGGTGGAGGTGGAAGTGGTGGAGTAGCACTTGAAACTGCAGGGGTTGGTCAGTTAGACAAAACTAAAAAATTATTAAAAGATGAACAAAAAGCTATAACAACAGAAGCACCAACAATTATACCACCTGATGAATTTATAAATGCTCCTAAAACAGACAAGATGAGCATGGGAGGAAAAAACACTCCTACAGGTGCAGCACAAATTAAAAAGTATAAAGAGTTAGACAAAACAAAAAAATATAATCCTGATGAACTTTTTGAAATGACAGGAGTATATAAAGGACCAGATGGTAAATTTAGATGGGAAATAGACACTTCAGATGCACAATTAAAAACTGCAAAATTAGGTGAAATAGATAAAGCAAAAGATGGTGATGCTTTTTTTCTATCTAATATATTAACATACGATAGAGCCTATCAAGAATATTTTAAAGAAATAAAAGTAACTAGACCTTCTAAAATATTTAAAGGTCAAAAATCTTTTTACAATTATAAACCTTTAAAAAATTTAAGTGTTGTAATAAAAAATTCAGATAAAGAGGGTGCTCTTGGTGCTTATGTACCTGCATCTGACCAAATAATATTATATAAAAAAAATCTTTATGATAGAGCATTATCAGATTTTATTGATGCAAAGAAGAGAGGTTCTTATGATGGTGTTCTTAAAGCTCGTATAGAAAGCACTTTATTACATGAAATTCAACATGCTATACAAGCTAGAGAGGGATTTTTAAGAGGAAGTAATACTGATAACTTTTTAAGAGAAGGCTTTAATAAAGACTTTAAAGATAATGCAACTTTAAAAAGTAATATACTAGCTAGATTTTCTAATGATATAGCAGTTGGTCTAGATTATATGAGTTCTTCAAATAGATTTGGTTTTTCAACTAGTTTAGAAAAAAAAATTTCTAGACTTAATGAAATACAAAATATGCCTAGCTCTGTAAAAATAGATAATATAGATTTAAAAGCTGAGTATGATTTATTAGCAGATGATATAAGAGAAGACTTTAAAAGAATTAATTTAACTAACAAAGAAAAAAATAAAATACTTAGAAGTTATAATAAACAACTAGATGAAAATTTTAGACAAAAAAAGTTATTGGATAAAGAATACAATGAAGCCTACCAAAAATATAGAGATAGTTATGGAGAAAAAGAGGCTAGACTAGTACAAGAGAGATTTAAAAAAAGATTAGAATTACAAGAAAGTTCTCTAGTAGGAGAGGCTAAAGGAAGTAAACCTGTAAATATAAAAGAAGAACTATCTAAAACTAAAATACCTGAAGATATGAAAGGTGTAACTAGTGCAGAAATAGACAGATTAGGTAAAATAGCTAGAACAGACCCTGTAACAGGTAAAGTAAAGCCTAGAATTGCTATAGGAAAAAATAAAGGTGGAGACATTATGAAAAAACAAATGGAATTATTTGATGAGGGTGGACTCAAAGATGAAGGGAACACAGTTGACCCTGTATCAGGCAATGATGTTCCTCCGGGTGCAACTCAAGAAGAAGTAAGAGATGACATACCTGCACAGTTAAGTGAAGGAGAGTTTGTATTTCCTGCAGATGTTGTAAGATATTTAGGATTAGAGTTTCTCATGAAACTAAGACAAAAAGCAAAAGCAGGACTGCAAAGAATGGAAGATATGGGTCAGATGGGTAATTCAGATGAAGCAACCATACCTGATGATGCACCTTTTAATCCAAGTCAAGATGACTTACCTTTTACTATGGAAGACCTTGACATGGAAGACGAAAGAGAGTATAATGAGGGTGGAGTAGTAAAAGCTCAGACAGGAACATATGTAGCTCCGGGAATGGGTACTACAACAACTCCTTCTCAGTTTCAAGGACAACCTTT